CTCGACGCAAGCGAGATGGGAGCACTAGCGAAAATGGTGGGGCCGACAGCCGCGAAGTTCCTTCTGAGCATCCTGGCAAGAAAATGAGGCCTCACGCCATAGTCTTTACTCAACCGAGTTTGACCAGGCAATCGTTCAAGGACGAGTGCGATGTCAATCTCATCGTCAAACGCTACACCGAAACCGGAATGATCAACCACATTCCCAGGACAAAACCTCAATATGGCGATGCCCCTGAAGGGGACTTCCTGGAAGCCGCGATAGTAAACGCGGAAATCGCCTCACAAGTCGAGGCGGGAGACCTCGACATGGACGCCTTAGGAGCGTCCGAACCGGACCCGGAGCCAAACCCCGGACCGGACACAAACGAGCTCGAAATCGGCTCTCAGGAGGCGTCAGCCGACCCGTCAAGCGCGCCCAAAGAGGAAGCTTGACGCGCAGATTATCTTCTTGTATATAATCTGCTAGGTGACCCGAGCACGCCATGCTCCTGGTCACCGCACAAACAAACAACAGCCCGGAGGGCACATGAGACGAAACAAAATGAAAAAACGTAAATCACGCCGGCTCTTCAGCAAAACAGCCAGCAAGGTTCACCGTAAAAATAACCCTGGCAAAATCATGCGCGGCGGAATTCGTCTCTAAACAAAAAAAGGCCCGGAACTCGACCCAGTCCCGGACCTAAAAGGCAGAAACAAATCATGGCTTGTCTCTACCCGAAACCAGCATACCTCAGCACTGAGGGCAAGGTCACATTCGTTCGACATGAAAAAGCTCTCGGCTCTAGTGGTTTTATTCACATCCGTTGCGGGATGTGCAATGGCTGTAAAGCCGACCACGCAAGAGACTGGGCAATACGGTGCTATCATGAATCACAAATGCACCACGTGTCCTGCTTCGTCACACTCACATATGACGAGGAACATCTACCCGCCTGCGGATCTCTCGATAAACGTGACCTGCAACAATTCTGGAAAGCCCTCAGAAAAAAATTAAATGTTCCGATCCGGTACTTCGCTGCCGGAGAATATGGAACAAAAAAAGGCCGACCGCACTATCACGCGATCATCTTCGGATGGATGCCCTCAAAACGGTATCCCGTTGACATATCCGACAAGGGCCACATTCAATACACCCACCCGATACTACAATCGGCCTGGCAGAAACGCGGTCGAATAGTCTTTACGGACTTCGACCCTTCATGCGCCCGATACGTGGCGCACTACACGGCAGACAAACTAAAGTCTTATGCTGCCGATACTATCGACCCCGAAACAGGACTACGACCCTATGAAAAACTGGATAAACAAACCGGCGAAATCTGGCAACTTCAACCGGAGTTCCAGGTGTCATCCCTCAAGCCAGCGATTGGACTACGTTGGCTTGAAAAATACTGGATGGAGGTCTTTCCTAAGGACACTGTCATCATGGATGGAAAAGAATATCCGCCACCCCGCTTCTACTACAAGTGGCTCGCCGAAAATCAGGAGTCCGTACATCAGCACGTTAGACAAAAAAGAATAGAACAAACCCGCGCCCTCCCATATGAGCGCGGTATACGGCTCCACCAAAAAGCCCAGGCAATAAATGCCAAGCTGACGAAATACAAAAGACCCACACACGACAAGGAACAACAAAAATGATTCACAATGTTTTCACAATCTTTGACGCGAAAGCGGAAGCTTATCTCCCTCCCTTCATCCTGCCGAAAACCTCAATGGCAAAACGTACGTTTGCAGACTGCGTAAACTCAAAGGATCACCAATTCGGGATCCATCCCGAGGACTACACGCTCTTCACTATCGGCACATTCGACGATGAAACTGCGCAGTACAATCTCTTATTGACACCCGAATCCCTTGGACTCGGCGTCGAATATGTTATAAATTCGCCCGAGGTGGAAACTTCCAAGGCGGAAAAACAAAATGGCAAAGAGAACGAGAAAGTACGGAAGATCAAAGGGTAATCACACATTCGCCCAGGTGCCGAAGGCACAAATCCCACGGTCATCCTTCGACCGTTCGTCCTCTCTAAAAACCGCCTTCGACGCCGGTCTCCTGGTTCCGATCTTCGTCGACGAGTGTTTACCAGGAGACACATTCAATATGAACGCCAGCCTCTTTGGGAGGCTGGCTACTCCAATCAAACCGCTGATTGACAACCTCTATTTAGAAACCCAGTGGTTCTATACGCCGTCCCGCTTACTCTGGCGGAACTGGGAGCGCTTCAACGGCGCCCAAGATAATCCGGCTGATTCCACTGACTATTCGGTTCCCGTAATGGGTTCTCCAGGCGGCGGGTTCGGTGAAGGTTCACTTCACGATTACATGGGCATCCCGCCGGACGTTACCCTCGGCAATATCAACGCCCTCCCGTTCCGCGCTTACAACCTCATTTACAATGAATGGTACCGCGACGAAAACCTGCAGGACTCTGTCCCGTTCACGGATAGCGACAGCGGCGACGTTTCAACCGACTACACGATTCGCAGACGCGGTAAGCGTCCCGACTATTTTTGCTCGGCGCTCCCCTGGCCCCAGAAAGGCGATCCCGTGACCGTCCCCTTGGGCGAGACTGCGCCCGTAATAGCCGATCCGGTTACGGACGGCGTCCCCCAATTTCAAGTCGGCACCGCATCCGGGCCGCTTCAGTCCAGGCTAACTTCGGATTTCGTACACTGGCAAACCGATGGCTCTGGCACTACCGACGCGGGTTGGGAAAACCCAAAACTGGTTGCCGACCTCTCCGAAGCTACAGGCTTCACTATCAATCAACTTCGCCAATCTTTCCAAATTCAGCGCCTTCTTGAGCGTGACGCTCGCGGTGGTACCAGGTACACCGAGGTACTCAAGGCGCACTTTGGCGTAACCTCCCCGGACGCAAGACTGCAGCGCCCGGAATTCCTCGGCGGATCTTCTCAAATGATCTCCGTCGCACCTGTTCCACAACAGTCACCCTCCGACATTGCTGTCGATCTAACGCCGCAGGGTAATCTGGCGGCTATCGGCGCGGTCAGCTCACGCGCCGGGTTCACAAAATCCTTCGTGGAACATGGCTACATAATCGGCATCGCTAATGTGCGAGCCGATCTAACTTATCAGCAGGGCATCAACAAAATGTGGTCACGCTCGACCCGTTTTGATTTCTTTTGGCCTGCGCTCTCTCACCTGGGCGAAATGCCGATTTTGAATAAAGAAATCTTCGCCCAGGGAACTACTGCTGACGACGATGTTTTCGGGTATCAAGAGTCTTGGGCCGAATACCGCTATCGTCCGTCACAAGTCACAGGCATCATGCGCTCAAGCGCCACTGCCTCTCTCGACGTCTGGCATCTCGCCCAGGACTTCGCAAATCTCCCCACACTCTCTGCCGAGTTCATCGAGGATAATCCACCAATCGACCGCGTAATTGCGGTCCAGGACGAGCCGCACATACTTCTCGATGCTTATTTCAAGCTTCGTTGTGCTCGTCCAATGCCTCTCTATGGAGTCCCCGGACTTATCGACCACTTTTAGGCAGGGCAGGCTTTACTAAAGGGCCAACCGACATCAACAAACAAACACACAAACAAACAAAAAGGCCTAGGTCCGTCGCCGCTTGCGGCGACTCCTTTCTCCCTAGTTATCCACAAATACATTTGGCCCCCAGTTGCAAGGCTGCTGGGGTGCCACATGTAGCTTGTGGGTAACTTGGGAGGTCTTTTATAAAAAAAGGACAGACCGTGGCCGTAAAAACATATCCACTTCCACCGACCCAGTACCCCGGTACACCACAACCAATTAAGTCCGGGGGTGGCTCCGCTCTGCTCTCCCTTGTGGGAGGCATCGTCCCCTCACTTATCGGCGGACTGTTCGCTTCGAACTCCGCCAAAAAACAAAATCAAGCGCAAATTGCGCTGGCCCGCGAGCAAATGGCGTTCCAGGAACGCATGTCTTCGACTGCTTATCAGCGGGCCGCCACGGATCTCGAAAAGGCTGGCCTTAATCGAGTCCTGGCACTAGGCAACTCTGCCTCAACACCTGGCGGCGCTATGCCGCAACTTGTCAATGAAGGACAACCAGGTATTAACTCTGCCCTGGCAATTGCCAGGCAAATGGCCGACATAAAAAACATCGAGGCCAACACCGAAAAAACCGGCGCCGACACGAAAAACGTCCAGCAGGACACGGCCAACAAATGGGCGTCTAGCTTCAAAATCCTGGAGGAGATCGACCTCCTCCAACAACAAGGCAAACTCGCTGCGGTGAACATCGACATTCAACGCGCCGTCCGTTCAATTAAAGGCAGCGAGTCCGTCATCATCAAATCTGAGGAAGACCTATGGCAAACAATCCAAAATCTCGACGCAAGCGAGATGGGAGCACTAGCGAAAATGGTGGGGCCGACAGCCGCGAAGTTCCTTCTGAGCATCCTGGCGAGAAAATGAGACCCCACGCTATCGTCTTCACTCAACCCAGTTTGACGAAGCAATCGTTCAAGGACGAATGCGACGTTAACCTGATCGTCAAACGCTACACTGAAACCGGAATGATCAACCACATTCCCAGGACAACCCCTCAATACGGCGATGCCCCTGACGGAGACTTTCTCCAGGCGGCAATAGTCAATGCCGACATCGCATCACAAATCGAGGCGGGAGACCTCGATATGGACGCGCTACAGGCGTCCGAACCGGAAGGCGAGCTCGAGCTCGAACCGGACAAAAAAGAGCCGGAGACCGGCTCTCAGGAGGCTTCAGCCGACCCGTCAAGCACGCCCGAACAGGAGGCTTGACGCGCAGATTATCCTCTTGTATATAATCTGCTAGGTGACCCGAGCACGCCTTGCTCACGGTCACCGCCAAATCACACAACCGTCCGGAGGACACAAATGAGACGATCCAAAATGAAAAAACGTAAAAGCCGCAGGCTGTTCACCAGGACAGCCAAAAAGGTTCATCGCAAAAACATGCCAGGAAAAATTATGCGCGGCGGCGTTCGTCTCTAAAAAAAAGGCCCGGAGCTCGACCCAGCCCCGGACCTAAAGGAAGAAACAAATATGGCTTGTCTCTACCCAAAACCAGCTTACCTCAGCTCCGAGGGAAAGGTAACTTTCGTCCGTCATGAAAAAGCTCTTGGTGCTAATGGCTTCATTCACGTTCGCTGCGGGATGTGTAATGGTTGTAAAGCAGACCATGCCCGCGACTGGGCAATCCGCTGCTACCACGAATCCCAAATGCACCACGTCTCGTGCTTCGTCACGCTCACCTACGACGAGACGCATCTCCCCCCGTGCGGCTCCCTCGACAAAAAAGACTTGCAACAATTCTGGAAGTCTCTCAGAAAAAAACTAAACGTCCCTATCCGGTATTTCGCCGCTGGCGAATACGGTACTAAAAAAGGACGTCCTCACTATCACGCGATCATCTTCGGATGGATGCCCGAAAAACGGTTTCCCGTTGACATCTCTGAAAAGGGGCATATCCAATACACTCATCCGATACTACAAAACGCGTGGCAGAAACGCGGTCGCATAGTCTTTACTGACTTCGACCCCTCATGCGCCCGATACGTGGCGCACTACACGGCAGACAAATTAAAATCCTATGCTGCCGACACCATCGACCCCGACACAGGACTACGACCATATGAAAAACTCGACAAACTCACAGGCGAAATCTGGCAACTTCAACCGGAGTTCCAGGTTTCATCCCTCAAGCCAGCAATCGGACTTCGTTGGCTTGAAAAATACTGGGAAGAAGTCTTTCCTGACGACACTGTTGTCATGGATGGCAAAGAGTATCCGCCACCCAGGTTCTACTACAAATGGCTCTCAGAAAATCAGGAGTCCGTACATCGGATCGTTAAAGCCAAAAGACAAGAGGCTTCAAAAGATATCCCTTATGAAAAGGGAATCAGACAATATCAAAAAGCTCAGGCCGTAAGTGCCAGGCTGTCAAAATACAAACGACCAACACACTCAAAGGAACAAACATGATTCACAATGTATTCACAATCTACGACGCGAAAGCGGAGGCCTACCTTCCCCCGTTCATCTTGCCGAAAACATCAATGGCAAAACGCACGTTCTCCGACTGCGTAAATTCCTCGGATCACCAATTCGGAGCTCATCCCGAGGACTACACTCTATTCACCATCGGCACGTTCGATGACGAAACTGCTCAGTACAACCTCTTATTGACGCCCGAAAGTCTTGGACTCGGCGTCGAATATGTTATAAATTCGTCCGATCTGGAAACTTCCAAGGCGGACCAAAATGGCGCGGAAATACGGCAAATCGAAGGGTAACCACACATTCTCACAAGTACCAAAGGCTCAAATTCCTCGATCGTCGTTCGACCGATCGTCTAGCCTTAAAACCGCGTTCGACGCCGGACTGCTAATTCCGATCTTCGTCGACGAGTGTTTGCCTGGAGACACTTTCAATCTGCGGGCTTCCCTTTTCGGGAGGCTCGCAACGCCAATTAAACCCCTTCTGGACAACCTCTACTTAGAAGGCGGCGCCCCTACCTTCGGGTAGGGGCGACCGTCTTCTAACACCGAAACCTTCTGGTTCTTCGTTCCAAATCGGCTCACCTGGGAAAACTGGGAAAAGTTCTGCGGCTCCCAGGACAACCCCGCGGACTCCACCGATTATTCAATTCCTACTATGCTTGGCTCTGCTGCAGCCAACCAGGAAGGAACTCTCGCCGATTATTTCGGCATCCCTACCACGGGCCTTGCCTTCGAAAACACAGAGGTCAACGCTCTTCCGTTCCGCGCTTACAATCTCATCTATAACGAATGGTTCCGCGATCAGAATCTACAGGACTCTCTTGAAGTCCCTACTGACGACGGACCCGACGGAGTAACCGGCGGAAACTTCGATATTCGCAGACGCGGCAAGCGTCATGACTACTTCACTTCTGCTCTACCGTGGCCGCAAAAAGGGGACCCTGTTACCGTCCCGCTCGGCGATACCGCTCCGGTTATCGGCAATACGGCCACTGACCAGGTGCCGCAGTTTAATGTCGGCACCGCATCCGGCCCGCTTCAATCCCAACTGTCCGTGGACACTGTCCACTGGCAATCTAGCGGTTCCGGTACTACAGACGCAGCATGGAGCGACCCTAAATTGGTCGCTGATCTCTCTGCTGCTACTGGCTTCACCATCAATCAACTTCGACAGTCGTTCCAAATCCAACGGTTACTCGAGCGCGATGCGCGAGGTGGAACCAGGTACGTCGAAGTTCTTAAATCTCACTTCGGAGTCACTTCACCTGACGCGAGACTTCAACGCCCGGAGTTCCTGGGCGGCTCGTCGCAAATGATCTCCGTCACTCCTGTTCCACAGCAATCGCCGTCGGCCATTGCTCCCGACCTAACACCGCAGGGCAACCTCGCGGCAGTCGGTCAAGTAGCCGGTCGTGCCGGCTTCACCAAGTCGTTCGTGGAACATGGGTACGTTATCGGGCTCGCCAACGTGCGGGCCGATCTCACCTACCAACAGGGACTTAACCGTATGTGGTCCCGTCAATCTCGCTTCGATTTCTTCTGGCCCGCTCTCTCGCACCTGGGCGAGCAGGCAATCCTCAGTAAAGAAATCTTCGCCGACGGTACGTCGGCCGATGACCAGGTATTCGGTTATCAAGAATCCTGGGGGGAATATCGTTACAAACCATCCCAGGTCACTGGCATCATGCGGTCAACCGCAAGCGAACCTCTCGACGTCTGGCATCTTGCCCAGGACTTCGCAAATCGTCCCTTACTCTCTTCCGAGTTCATCGAGGATAATCCACCAATCGACCGCGTAATCGCGGTCCAAACCGAGCCGCATCTTCTCCTGGATGCTTATTTTAAGCTCCGGTGCGCTCGTCCAATGCCACTCTACGGAGTACCCGGACTTATCGACCACTTTTAGGCTGGGCAGGCTTTCCTAAAGGGCCAACCAACATAAACAAACAAACATACAAACAAACAAAAAGGCCTAGGTCCGTCGCCGCTTGCGGCGACTCCTTTCTCCCTAGTTATCCACAAATACATTTGGCCCCACGTCGCAAGGCTGCGTGGGTGCCATATGTAGCTTGTGGGTAACTTGGGAGGTCTTTTATAAAAAAAGGATAGACCGTGGCCGCAAAAACATATCCACTCCCATATTCCCCGTACACGGGGACACCACAACCTATCAAGTCCGGTGGTGGCTCCATACTCTCTCTCGTCGGAGGCCTCTTGCCCTCCGTCATTGGCGGATTGTTCGCAAGCAACTCCGCCAAAAAACAAAATCAAGCGCAAATTGCGCTGGCCCGCGAACAAATGGCGTTCCAGGAACGGATGTCATCTACTGCTTATCAGCGGGCCGCCACGGATCTCGAGAAGGCTGGTCTAAATCGAGTCCTGGCACTAGGCAACTCTGCCTCTACTCCTGGCGGCGCTATGCCGCAACTCGTTAACGAGGGGCAACCAGGAATAAACTCAGCCCTGGCAATTGCCAGGCAAATGGCCGACATTAAAAACATCGAGGCCAACACAGAAAAAACCGGCGCCGACACTAAAAATGTCCAAC